ATTTAAATGTGGTATATATTTACCTTCTCCAAGAAATTGATGTACATTAGTATTGCTTTCTAATAATTCAATATCTGGACCCCAAACCAAATCCATGGTGCCACCACCAACATTATTACTTAATATTGCGGATAGTTTTGAAGCGGCAGCTTTTGTTGGGGCAATTTTATGTTCAAGACTACCAAGTTTAAAAATTCTAATGTTAGACACGGCACCGTCTAAAGCACACATATCAGCTAATTTTAATTTTTCAATAATAGTAATATCATCCATTATAGCATAAATCATAGGAAATGCCCAAATTTGCCAATCGTCTTTTTTATAATGATAAACAATTGTTTTATCTGGATTTAATAGATACGGTTTTCTAGTCTTAGCCGCTTCAATTATGTCAGTAGGTAATTGTTGAATAATTTCTTTTTCAGTATCATTTTTTGGATTATTAATAACTTTTCTGATATGAGATGGTAATATTACTCCATAAAATTTCTTATTCGAAAATGCCGACAAAGACCCGCCTATTACTTCCACATAAACTGGATCTATAAACGTATATCTCCATGGTATTTCTTTTTTAGCTAATTCAACATCACCAGCTTCTGGATCCATAATGTCGGCAGAAGCTGTTGCCCTATACATTTTATCTATAATTTTATTATTTAACTTGGCTGTTTGTCTATTAATTACAACATTACCAGTCCGATAAATATTATTTAAGAATCTTTCGCTTCTATCTTTTGCATTAATTTTTTTAAACCAAGCCTTAAAAAATCTTTCAATTCTTTTGTTTGGATGTACAATTCTAATACCTTGACTAGCAAAATCTCCCATAAGATCAATAACATTTTTAACTAAACCTACCCTTTGATAAATATCATCAGCAGATCTAATAATCTCTTTAACTTTATTTGGTACGGCTTCTTCTGGCCTAAAAGCATAATAGTCTTTTTTAGTTAATCCTGGCCTGCCGCTAACATTAGTGTCTAAATTAGAAAAATCTAATCTAGTTCTTCTTGCAGAAGATCTCTCTATACCATTAAATTCTGATAATGATAATGAAGATTCTTGTAGAGCTTTTTCTTTACTGCTTAAGTCTTCTCCCCATGTAACATAAGCATTTTCATTGGAAATTTGAGCATCGTGAATTGCATCGCTTTTGGGATATTTTTTAGCCATATTTTTTTAATATATTTGTAATTGTATTGTAATTGTATTAACTAATTATACACCAATATTATCTGTATATGCCGCCATATATACCTTCTTCATTAGCAGCAGATGTAAACCATTCTGGTCCTTTATAGAGTTGACCAGTTATTTTACCAACATCTTTAGTACTTCCACCAATTAAATTATACTCTGGACCAGATAAAGTCCTATTCATTTGTCTAGCTAACATATTGGCTATAACTAAAGCACTATATCTATCTTTTCTTAATCTACCCTTTTTGCCATTTGCCGTTTTAACTTCTGGAGTATCCCATCTGTCTCTAGAACCAGAAGCTCCGCTTGTATGAGTCATTACTATTGTAGTTAATTCATTTTTTAGTTCTTCGATTTCTAGAATACATTCGCTTAAACTATCGTATAAAGGATTAGTTAAATCTGTATTTAAAATATCTTTACCTTCCATTTCCAATGTTAGTCCAAGCGTAAGATTATCAAATCTTGGAAAGAGTAGTGCTTTATCCTCTAAATCTTTACGCAATCCATGATTGGCTTGAGCTGTCCATTCCGCTCTAGCAAATTGAACCAATTCTAATATGTGTAATCCTGGTTGTGTATCTGTATCTTTAGATTTATCAAAATCAATAATAGGCCAAATTAATTTTTCTCCATCAGACAGATTTTGTGGATCGTGTAAGGCTTCTTCGATAGCAACACCACCACCTTGCGCATCCATACCGATTCTTATTGGAGGAAAATAATTCATTAAACTTCTAATTTTTCTTGCACAGAAACTATAGAAGTCATGCTCTTGTACTAGTCCTGTTTTTTGTCTTTCTTTAAAATTAGATCGATTAGTAGTCCAACAATAAACGACTCTACTGTGGTCCTTATGTAGTTCTAAAATTACAATACTAAAATTATCTTGTTCTGATGCTGGGTCTACGCCATATACGTACTGTTTAGTACTATCTCCCTTAATTACTGGATCAAAAACAATTTTACCACTACTTGGCAGTATAATATTTTTGTCTTCACTTGTTACACAGCTTTCTATTAGGCTTCTTTTAAAGAAACCATCACTGTCAGCAGTAAAACATGCTGCATATTCCATATTATATATACCAGTATGTATAGTAGCTTTAGCTCTACTAACCTGTTTATCATCCATAAAACCCATCGGAATAAGTTCATATGGAATACGAATAATACTATAATCTTTCCAATTAAAACTATTTGGTATTTCTCCTTTAAATATTTCTTCTAATTTTCTGATATCTCCACGACTTTCTATAATAGCCTTATATCTTCTCCAATAACTAGCAAAATGTTTAAAAGCATAGTCTGCTGTGCCACTAATAATAGCTTGGTTACCCATTTTATATTCTAGTGTTTCTAATTCGTCATTCCATAAACCAGCATCCCTCATCGCTTTTTTCTTAGCTTCTTCTTTTACATTTTGAATAGGACTTGCACTTACGGCGGCGAAACCCGACACAACTGTTTCATAAATATCTGGACTAATAGAAGCAAATTCGTCCGCAATAATAATGTGTGCTCTTAAACCTCTAATTTTGCTACCATCACCCATTGGAATTGCTATTGCCCAACTTTCTCCTAGTCTCATGGTACATCTATCAACATCTCGTCTGGGTCCATCATCATTACCATTAAAAATACTTCTTAATATAGAGCTAGATCTCCAGATATTTTCCATGTATTCAAAAACTAATTTACTTTGTCTAAATGCAGCACCCACAATAACAATTTTTGTACCTGGAAAAAATATGCATTTTAATACTGAATATAAAGCCAAAAGAAAACTTTTACCCCAACCGCGACTAGCTATATACATTGGAAATGGTCTTATCCAAAATTCTTGTAAAATAGCAATTTGTATTGGGTGTAATTCTATTCCAAATAATAATTTTACAGTCATACCAAAATATTTTGGATTTCTCATTAATCTCAACAAATGAAGATCTGGATTTTCAATATCGCTTTTAACCCTATTAATCATTAGATTTTTAGGTATAATAATTTTTGATAAGTCGCCAAGATTTAGCCAGGCATCTTCAAAAACGTGTTTATTCTGGATTTTTTGATTCATATAATTTATGTACTCTCTTCATTATAGATAATGCTGTCTTTTCAGCCCATTCAGGATTACTGCAAAAAATAACATGTATATTATGATGCACAGAAAGTTCCGTAAGAAATTTTAATATAAATGCTGGACTAATTCTAATTTTTGACCAAGCTTTTTTAGGAACATCTGATCCTACTGGATAGTTCATCATTTGTTCATAATCGCATTCTATAAGAAGATATGCGTGTTTATATGTTTTCATCCTATCAATAACATCTTTAAATCTTGGTTCTGTTATATTATTAGCAATTTCTGCTATGCCATTTTTTCTTTCAATACATAATATGTTCTCTAAGCCCTCTATACTATAGTCACCAGTATCTAATTTACGATTAGCTTTGGCATGATATGGAAAATGCCAGGGGTGTTGCTCTCTAGTATCTATTATGATTGTAAAATTATCTTCTGTATTCATTTTTTACTCGCTATAATTCTCATGAATGTAGAAGCATAAGTTTCTTCTAATCCTTTAATCATATCATGATGATATTTACATAAAGTAATTCCATTATCTATTACAAATCTTAAACCAGGAAAATTAGCCCAGTTTTTAATATGATGTGCATTAAGTTTTTGTTTTTGATTACAATTTGGCCATTGACATTTAAAATTATCTCTTTGATAGACACTTTTACGCCATTGGATGTATTGAGGATCTTTAAAATTTCGAAACATAATATTATGCAGATGTAGGAATAGTAGTGGTAAGCAAGTCAAATTACTGCAATTTGATCTGTGGCCTAATTATTTATACCAATAAAATAATATTCGTATTTAATTTTTCTGACTGTAAATACTCCTTAAAAATAAATTTTATATTGAATCTAAGAATCTAAAATCACACTTTCTGGTGTCAAGAATGGTCTATCAACAGTTTTGTCTGCAAATTCATGATATTGCTCTAATCCGTGAACTGATTTTTCAGTTGCCATCCTAATAATTTCCATTTCTCGACCCTCTTTTTCTCTAATTTCTTCGTCTTCTAACATGCGTATTAGACCAACCCAACTACTCTTACCATCTTCGATTCTTTTAATACGCTGCTCTCTAGTAGCTTTAAGATCTTTACTTATTTTTTGCTGTTCATTTAATAGTTTAGTATATTCATTAGTATAATTTGCAATGCTATTACGAGCAAAGCTTAACTGTGTTTCTAAATTAGTTAAGCGAGGTATATCTCTTTGATCTTCTGGTAACGCATAAATTTTATCTACTTCTTTTTGTAATTTTTCCGTTTCTGAAATGTGTCTTTTGCGTTCTTTCATGCTGCGATTAATAAGAATATCAATAGTAATAAATTGTTTAATTTGCAGTTCTTCTGCTGGTAAAACATCTTCTCTAAATTGACGAATTAGATTAATCCATATGCTTTCAAAATATTCTAATTCACCACTATCATTATCAAATTGTTTTTTAATTTCTTGCCAAAATGTTTTGCTATGTAATTTATGCTTAAGATATGTTTCATCATTTAAAACTTCACTATCTTCTAGAAGTCTATTTTCTGTAATATATCTTTGTACCGGAGCTAAATTACGATTAATTTTATCGGCTATTTGCTGTATAGATAAAGTATTAATATTATCTCTAATAAATTTTTCTTCATCTAAACTAAGTTGGCCACGTTTTTTACTACTCATAAATCATCCATATTTATATTAAAATTGTGCAGAATATGTGAAATATGATCTCTTAATTTGATCAAATCTTGTTTATTTACTTTACTTCCACCCTTTAGTCTTAAATATGTTTCTCTATATTGAATTGATAGATTATTTTCTATTAAAGATAGAATCTCTACATCGGATAATAAATTTGTAAAATTTGTAGATATTTGTGAGGATGAATTATCGTTTTCAATATGCACCGGTTGCATTAGATTTTTTTTGATTTGATTACGGGTTTGCCATTGTGAATAAATATCGCAATCATTTTTATTTTTAAATTTAGCACACTGGTTATCTGATTTCAGATTTTTAGGATCATAAAAGGGACAGGTAACACAAACATTATCTGGGCGAAAATATTTGTCTCTTTTAAAATTAAATAAACGATTATGTACGTGGGTCCACAAGAAATTCTCTAGTGGGCGACTATTATCGTAATTTTCTAAACCTTCTAGAGCAAAAATAGCAGCTTGTTGTTTCATATCCTCTATATCATGATATCCAAATTTAAATTTATATATTAATTTTTTGCTAATAGTGTCTAGAACTTTTAAAAAATCTTCTTCTTTGATTTTTTTTCTTTTAAAAATATCATTCTTTTTTGGCATGTTCTTGATTATGTAATAATTCTTCTATTGGTAAATTTACTTGTTCACTCTCTAGATCTTGATGAATATTTAGATCCTCACTAGCAACTATCTTAAGTGTAGAATCTATAAAAATTGGACAATTATTGGAATTAGTCATTTTTCACCTTGCCTTATTTAAATTATGGCTTACAATATATTATAGTTACTTTTTACACTAAGCAAAGGATAATGGTGAAATTATGACCAAAACATATAAAAAATGGAACCAAACAGATATTCAGTTCATTCTAGATCATCAAGAAATGTTAGATAAAGATATTGCGACCAAATTAACAGAAATAACTGGTCAAACTGTTAGTCAAAGCATGGTACGCAGACAAAGACGCAAGAGTGGCATAGCTAAAAAACGAGGTCGCCCACGCAAAAATACCGAGGCCACAACTAATAATTAAGACATATTTTGATATTTTGGTCAAAGCTATCATTACATTAGTGGTAGCTTTGGCCATTTTATTTTATGAGTAGCATATTTATACAAATAGCTAGTTATAGAGATAGAGAATTATTACCCACACTAAGAGATATAGTTGATAAAAGTAGCAAAAATCATCAACTAACTTTTGGAATAGTGTGGCAAAAGGATCAAACCGAATCTATAGACGAATTTGCTCACCAATCAAATGTTAGAATTATTGATTGTGATTGGCAAAATAGTAAAGGTCTAGGGTGGGCCAGAAGCTTAACTCAAAGTTTATATGAGAATGAAGATTTTACTCTTCAGTTAGATAGTCATCATAGATTTGCTCAAAGTTGGGATGAAGAATTAATTAAGATGTATAATTCTTTATTACCCATATCTCAAAAACCACTACTAACATCATATGCCGCATCATATGATGCGAATACAAATATAATTTTAAATAATAAACCATGTAAAATACTACCAATAGACTTTAAGAGTAGTGGTACCATATGGTTTAATCCTGTGCAAATAACAAATGATGAAGAACTTAAGAGACCAATTAGAGCACGATTTGTTAGCGGTCATTATTTTTTTACTACTGGTTTACACTGTAAAGAATATATCTATGATCCAAACTTATATTTTGCAGGAGATGAGATAGCTTTAAGTGCTCGTTCTTTTACTATGGGTTATGATCTATATCATCCTAATATTAATTTGGTGTGGCATCATTATGGGAGAAATGATAGAATTAAACATTGGGGCGATCACAATAGTGCTCATAAAGAACAAGGAATCATAGATAAAACGTGGAATGAAAGAGATATTGAAAGTAAAAAAAGAATACGACAATTATTAGGTGAAGAAGACTATGGTATAGATCTTGGTATATATGGGTTGGGGAATCAAAGAACCATACAGGACTATGAAAAATATGGGGGATTTGATTTTAAAAATCGCAGAATACAGCAAAATGCTATTCATGGAGTAGAGCCACCAGTGAGTTATGATTCTGAAATAGAGTGGAACAATGGTTTTAGAAAAATAATACCAATCAAAATTAATCAATTTGATAAAGAAGTTTTTATTAAAAAAATAGATACAATTAGTTTGGTTAAACTAGATTTAATTAGTTTACATAGAAAAATTATTTATTCTCAAATGTGTGGATCTCATATTTTTAATAATGATAGTATTGATATACTATGTAATAGTGAACACACTCCAATGAAATATATAATCTATGGATTAGATAGTAATTTGAATGTAGTACATAAATATGAAAAAGATTTGAGACATTATATTCATTGGAACTGAGTGTCTAGATACTATATAATTATTTCAAATATAAAAGAAAACGGCCAATTGTTATAGAGGGTGCTTATTTTTTTTTCACCACCGCCGGTTTTTGGGGGTATCATCCCCCATTAGAGGGAAACGAAAAAACCCCCCTAACGTGGGGAAACAGCCTAGAATCGTTCAAGCAAAAATCATGCCAAAAATCGAGCGGTGAACTTTTCACCACACTATTTTTTCCGTTTGACAATGCCGATATAGAATGTATTCTTGGGGAAACGGAGCAAAAATCATGCAAACAAAAATGATTGAAAATCTCGTGGCGATTTTGGTACACTCTACAATCGTGCGGAGTGAAGCCCAACGGAAAATCATTCTGGAAACAATCGAGAACGTCTAATTTTTTCCGCTTGCAATTGCCGATATAGAATGTAGGATAGTGGAAACGGAACGATAACCCTAGAATAGGAATATGAAAATGAAAATGCTCCCTTCCGCTGGAATGTATATCTTCGCCGTTCGGAATGATGGCCGGACGTTCAAGGGTATGATCGAAAAAGTCCGCGAAACCGCAAAAGGTACTATGGTCGTGATTTTTGAGGGATGGAGCAACGGAGGTAAGGACTACGCTACAGTCTACCTTGAAAATTGTTCGACTGTCGAACTGGACGATTTTCGCCCGGTCGCGGTTTGACCATAGACCGGCCATTAGAGGGGT